ACGCAACATTAGTATTCTAGATTTGTTTGACAATACAAAAGCAGATGGTTCGCCAATGACAGCAGACAACATGACAGATAGTGACTTTAGAAAATTAACTATGCAGAATCCACCTATTGGTTTAATCACACATGACATATTAATGAACCTAAGCAAAAAGGGATTGTTAGATTAATTGATTACAAAGAAAAGAAATGATATACTTACGCTTAATTAAACAGGAGACACAGCATGGCGCATGTTAGCGGACATAATCCAAATAGAACCTCGTTTGAGCAAATCCTTGCAGAGTTAACAGAAAAATATAGAGGCTTAACTGGCGGCGTAATGGATGGTAACAGAGGCATAGATACTCCAGCAGAACGAGAGTTTTTACAAAACGCAATGAATTCCGATGGTTTTGATACTGACGCTGGTTTGATGGATGCATTAAATAACTATAAAAATACAAACAGTTATACGTTTGATGTAGATGGTAATACAGAAGGTTATACATTTACTGGTGATGGTTTAAGTGATGATGCAATTCAAAGAATGCGAGACATGCAAGGTATTACTGCTTACGGACAAGAAGACCCATTAAACACAATAGGTAATCTAGGAATCGGAGCTAGAGGTTTAGACACACCGGCTGAAAGAGAGTTTTTAGCTAATACAATGAACAGAGACCCAGTTTTAATGCCCGGTAGAACACCAACAATACCTGATTTAGTACCGGCTGGTATGCACCGAATGCCTGATGGCTCACTAATGAATGATTCTGACATGAATTATGCTGGAACTGGAGAGATGAGTCCTAACCCAACTGTTGTAGACCGCAACGCATTTAACAGACAATTTGCGGCGCTAACCAACGAAGAAAAATCTAGAGTTGAAATGATGATGTCGCAAATGAATGACCAACAAAAGGCAGACTTTGCGGCTGGTCTTACTGGAGCGCCATTAAATGGTTACGCTGTTCAGGATGAAAGATATGATTACATGAGACGAGGAGGTCGCTTCTAATGTCTTTATCTAATTACACAGGACTAAAAGCTTCTATAGCTGACTTCCTAAACAGAGATGACCTTACAGCAGTAATACCTGATTTCATTACATTGGCTGAGGCACAAATAAACAGAGACATTAGACACTTTAAGATGGAAGCAAGGTCTAGTGGTCAACAGTCAGCAAACGATGAGTATATGCAAACTCCTGCTGATTGGATAGAAACAATAAGATTACATCTCACAGGCACAGGAACTACAGTTGTTAATTTAGTTTCTAGAGATGCTATGGCTGACAAACGTCAAGCTCAGAGTGATGCCACAGGAACACCAATAATGTACACACACGCAGATGGACAATTTCAATTGTACCCAACTCCGGGAAACGACACAGATTTTGAGTTGCTTTACTATCAGAAAGTACCATCCCTTAGTAGTAACTCAGATAATTGGCTTTTGCTAGAAGCACCTGATGTATACCTCTACGGAGCGTTACTACACTCAGCACCGTATTTAGCAGAAGACCAAAGGGTAGCAGTTTGGGCGCAGATGTATTCTGCCGCAGTTGCTAGATTAAATGAATATTCTGACAATGCACGTTTTAGTGGGTCAGGATTAACACTTAAAGTGAGAGGATTAGTATGAGTTTTTCAAACTTCTTAGAAACAGAGATATTAGACCACGTCTTTGCAGGTGCGGCTTACACAGCTCCAACTACAAAATACTTAGCGTTGTTTACAGCATTAGCAGATGGCGAAGCAGGTTCAGTTACTGAAGTAAGTGGTGGTGGTTATGCACGTCAATCAGTTGCATTTACAACGTCAGGTAACACTACGTCTAATAACGCGGCAGTAGAATATCCTACAGCTACAGCTAACTATGGAACAGTAACACACGTTGGTGTTTACGATGCTTCATCATCAGGTAACTTAATGGCTTATGCGGCTTTATCGTCAAATAAGACTATTGAAACTGGTGACGTGTTTCGTGTGCCATCAGGTGACCTAGACATTACACTTAACTAATTAAGTAAATGGCTTTTGAGTATGGTGAATCGTATTTCGGTTTACGGTCATTTGGCTCAAGTGCAGGTGATGTAAAGGATGCTTCTGCTACAGTAACTGCTACTTCAGGTGCTAATGGTGTAAATTGGATTGTCAACTTAGGTGGCGATGCTTCTACGACTGTAACATCTAGTGCCACTTGTAGTGGTGAAGTAGTGATTATTGAAGATACTTCTTCTCGTCTGTATGGCGATTGGCAGTATGGTGTCGGTGTGTTTGATGGTGATGACAACTTACAAACAGTAGTCACAGCAACGTCAAGTGCAACAGCAGACAGTCAGCGTGTAAGAATAGCTTCGGCAACTTCAACTGTTGCTTCAGGATTTAGTGCAAATGCCAGACGTATTCCTAATGGCTCAGTATTAATTTCAGGTGGTTCAACGACTACAATCAATACAACAGCAAATGGTACTAGACGTAGAATAGGTACTGCTACATCAACTACAACATCTAGCATAACTGAGAGTGTGATGCGTGTTCGCACAAGTCCACAAACAGCTAACGCAGTTGTTACAACTAGTGCAATTGGTGTGTTTGCTATTACTGCATCATCAACAATAACTGTTGCATCAACAAGTGCGGCGATATGTAATCGTGTTAGATTTGGCTCAGGTGTACCTACAGCAGTAGCCAGTATTACTGTACTCGGATTTGCTACAAGGGGTGGAATTGCATCAACGAGTAGCACTCATACAAATGAGGTAACTGTTGCTAGTGTGAGTGGTGCTAATAAATACTTTATAAATGGCGTACAACAAGAAGCACAATTCTTAGTTGAAGGCAACACGTATGTGTTTAATTACCCATCAGGACATCCGTTAAGATTTTCTACTACCTCTAATGGTACACATGCGAGTGGAACAGAATACACAACAGGAGTAACACACAACTCATCAACGCAGTCTACAATAGTTGTAGCAGATGGAACGCCTGACTTATATTACTATTGTTCTCTGCATTCAGGAATGGGTGGCACAGCAACAACACCAAACAATTCTACAAACTCAAGTATTACAAGTGATTCAGAACAAATATTTCAAGGTCATGCAGTTACACAACCTGAAGCAAGTATTACAGCAACATGCAACAGAGTACATCGTGTCGGTGGTATAGTATCATCTACATCAGGAACAGCTACAATTGGTAGAGAGAAATGGGAGTTAATAACTAATAACTCTGTAACTTGGACACAAATAGCGGCTTAATATGGCATTAATACCTTTACAATTACCACCGGGTCAATACAGAAACGGTACTGATTTCGATGCTTCTAACAGATGGAGAGATGCTAGTCTTGTTAGATGGCTTGATGGCTCTTTACGACCAGTAGGTGGATGGACAAGCAGAAAGACAAGTGCCTTTGCATCAGCACCTAGAGCAATGCTAACTTGGTTAGATAACTCTAGTGATTCTTATTTAGCAGGTGGAACATATAACAAACTTTATTATGTAAATCCTTCACAGACAGTATACGATATAACACCATCAGGTTTGACAGCAGGTAATTTAAACGGTGCGTTAAATGTAGGTTTTGGTGGTGGTTTTTACGGTTACACTAATTATGGTCGTGCGCCAACTTCATCAGGTATATATGCAGAAGCTACAACTTGGTCACTAGACACATGGGGTGAATACCTTATGGCTTGTTCATCTAAAGATGGCAAGATATATGAATGGCAATTAAACACAGGAGTTGTAGCACAGGTAGTAGCTAATGCTCCAGTCAATAATAAAGCTTTAGTTGTTACTGAAGAGCGATTTGTGTTTGCACTTGGTGCAGGAGGTAATCCTAGAAAAATAGCATGGTGTGACCAAGAAAACAATACGTCATGGACACCTGCCGCCACTAACCAAGCAGGTGATTTTGAGTTACAGACAGTAGGTCAAATAATGTGTGGCTTACGCATGAGAGGTCGAACATTAATTCTTACTGATAACGATGCACACGTTGCACAATATTCAGGTGCGCCTTTTGTATATGGTTTTGAAAGAGTAGGTACAGCTTGTGGTGTTGCATCAAGACGTGGCGCTGTAGCAATTGATGAAGGTGCATTTTGGATGGGGCAGAATGGATTCTTTACTTTTGATGGTTCAGTAGCAAGTGAAATACCTTGTGAAGTATCTGATTATGTATTTGATGACATGAACCCATCGCAAATAACTAAAGTGTATGCAGTACACAACTCACAACATGGAGAGATATGGTGGTTTTATCCTTCAGGAACATCAACGGAGAACGATAGATATGTGGCATTAGATTACAAAGAAGGTTATTGGACAACTGGTGAATTAGATAGAACAGCAGGAATTGACCAAGGAGTATTTACCAATCCAATATGGGCAGATGCTAGTGGTAATCTTTACAATCAAGAGACAGGTTACACACATGGCACAACAAAACCTTACGCTGAGTCAGGCTCAATTAGTTTAGGTAATGGTGATAGCATAATGAAAGTTACACAACTTATACCTGACGAAAAAACACAAGGACAAGTAGAAGTTACATTTAAGACACGTTTTCATCCTAATGATACTGAGACCTCACATGGCGCATTTACGCTTGGTAATCCTACAGATGTACGCTTTCAGGGTAGACAAGTGCGTATTAAAGTACAAGGTACAGGCAATGAAAACTGGCGCTCAGGTGTTATGCGTATAGAAGCAAATGCAGGAGGTAGGCGATGAGTGTTGCAAATCCTCCACCACCACTAGGAAAAGATTGGAAACCTTGGGGTGAGCGACTTAATGCGTTTATTACAACTACAAGAAACAAATTACAGTTTTATAACTCAGATAGTAAAGCTACACAAGATGGCATTATTATGTGGGATGAAGCTCAGGATTGCCCTGTAGTTTCTAAAAATGGAGCATGGATTAGGATAAAATTAGACCCATGAATATACAAGAACAACTTATGGCTGGTAAAGAATGGATAGAGTCTGCTTTAAATAAAGGCGGCGATACTCATGACTTTAAAGACATTGTTGATGGGGTATTAAGTGGTCACATGCAGTTATGGATGGGGTCAAACGGATGTGCAGTAACTGAAATTGTAGTGTATCCTAATAAGAAAGTGCTACACGTATTTCTAGCAGGCGGTGATAAAGGCTATGGAATTAAACAAATTACTGACATGCATGATAGTGCAATGGCATGGGGAAAATTACAAGGCTGTGATGGTATGTCAATAGCCGGAAGAAAAGGATGGAAACGTGTTCTTGAAGCTAAAGGATGGAAAGAACAACTAACAATATTAGCAAAGGAGTTTTGACATGAGTTCAGGTGGCGGCGGAAAAGGTGGCGGCAAAAAAACAACTACAGAAACTACAGTTCCTGAGTGGATAAGAGCGCCAGCAGAAAGAAACCTACAAAGGGCAGAAGCCTTACAACAAATCGAGTACATGCCATATTATGGTGCAGAAGTTGCGGCTTTTAATCCAAATCAAGAAATGGCATTTCAAAACAATGCCAATACTGCGGCGGCATTTGGTTTGTTAGCTCCTACAGATGCAATGGCTGGTATGCCTACTCCAACGACATATGACAATGGTATGAAAGGTTACAGCTCAATACCAATCTACGACCAAGCTAAAAAAGATTTAGCGGCTAACTACGGTGATACTGTAGACGCTTACGATGCGTTATTTGGTAACGCTGTACCGGCTAATGTAGCAAGTTCATCAGGAGGTGGAGGCGGACGAGGCGGAATAGGTATTAGCTTTGGTGGTCAACAGCCACAATTGTCACAAGCAGAACGAATGGCACAAACCTATGCAAACGTCAAAGTAGGCGAAGATGCGAATGGTAATTCAATATATGGTTACACAGGTCAAGATGAACGTGCTACTGGTGGTGTAAATATGTCAAGAGCAGGTATTAGGTCAGGCACAACAGAGCCAAAAGTTAATTACAATGTACAAGTAAATAAACCAAAAGCTAAATCTTATGCCAATCAGAGAACTTACAAGAGTAAAGGTGGTACGTACACTAATCCAAATAACAAATCCTATACTGGAGGTAGATAATGGCTAATCAAGGACTTCCCGGCGGACAAACAACTCCACCAAACATAAACAGCCTAGCCGCTCAAGGCATACAAGGTGCAGGATTAGGTTCTGCGGCAGGAATGGCATACAATCCTAGTCAAGTAGGTGTAGCAGGTACTAGTGCATCAGTAACACCAACTAATGTTGCAGGTACAAACGTCACAGGTACAAATGTTACAGGTACAAATGTGACTCCACAATCTTTAGCAAATACTAATTTAAGTGCATATACAAACCCTTTTGATAATGCTGTAGTAAAAGCAAATGAGGCAGATATATTACGTGGTGCTAATATGGGTTTAAATACTTTACAAGGTCAAGCACAAGCCGCAGGTAGTTTTGGTGGTAGCAGACATGGTATTGCAATGGGTGAAATAGGTAGAGATACTCTTAGTCAATTAGCACAAGCTTCAGCAGGACTGAGACAAGCAGGTTACCAAAACGCACAAAATGCCGCTTTTCAAGATATAGGCAATAACTTTCAAGGTCAACTTGCTAATCAAGCTAATAATTTACAAGCACAAGGAATGAACCAAGGTAATAACTTACAAGCACAATTAGCTAACCAAGGAAATGCATTACAAGCAGGACTAGCAAACCAATCTGCAAACATGCAGGGTCAGTTGGCTAACCAACAAGCTGGAATGGGTGATATATCAAATCAAATGCAAGCTAGTTTAGCCAATCAACAAGCAGGACTTGCAGGCGCACAACAGAGACTAGGTGCGGCAAACCAGTTAGGACAAGTTTCTAATCTTGGATTTAACATGGGTCAAACTGTTAACAATAACTTGGCTATGCAAGGCGCACAACAACAAGCAATGCAACAAGCTTTGTTTGATGCGGCACAACGTCAATTTAGAGGCTACACAGGACAAGGCGCAAACACTCTTGGATATGTTAATCAAGCACTTGGACAAACGCCTAATGTTGGTACAACAACTAAACAAGAAACTAAACAAAATGGAATATTTGATTACTTAACTGCAATGAGTAATAGCTTTACTGGAGGTAACTAATGTCACTTGGTAATAGAGCTTTAGGCATAATGGGCATGATTGGATTAAGCGGTCTTGCTGATAAAGACGAAGAGCAAACTGCACCGCAAGAAGGTGGTAGTGGCATGGGCATGGGTCTTGGCAATGTTATGACTAACATGAGTAATTCTTTATTTAAAGGCATGAGTCAAGAACAAGTCTACAGAATGGGGCAAGGGTTTAACACTTTACGTTTTGAGCCTGATGACAGAATGGCGGCTAATTTTGAGTCTAGACTTGACGCCATGGACAAAGAAAAAAGCGCTACAGCCGCAAGAACAAACGCTGTAAATGCTCTTTTAAACATGAAATCAGACGAATATCCTAATGGAAGAACAGATTTAGCCGCACTTGTTAAGCAAGGAGTAATGCCCGGTGCAGATGCAATAAAAGAAGCAATTAAAAAGACTAAACCAAGCGCATTACAAGAAAAATTGGCAATATTTAGTGACCCAGCTAATCCATATAACCTAACTACAGCACAACAAAAACTTGGTATAAATAATACGCTAGGCATAGCTGTTACAAAAAGTGATTTACAAGATAAACTCGATATTTACAAACAAATGAGTGCTGATGGCACGTTAACACCTGATATGAAAGAGTTATTGGGTATACCAAAAACAGTACAAACTAAGTTTGACCAAGATTGGGCAAATTTAACTTTATTTGCTGAACAAAATGGTATGAAGCCGGCTGAATTAGCTGAAAAACAACTCGCTCTTATTACTGGTGTACAACCTAATGATGGCGTAACAGCCAAAATGCGTGAAATGGATTACAGAGCCGAGCGTGCTGGTTTAGTACCGGGAACTGATAAATATAAAGACTTTTTCTTAAACTTTGGAAGTGGTGAATCTAACATTGATATTGATATAGATAATTCTGACCCTACTGCGGCTGTAAACGCAGATTATTTGAAAAAAATGCAAGAAGGATATGTTGAAAAAGATTTAGAACAAATTGCGGCAGTTGAGTTAGCAGTTAAAAATATTCGTAAAGTTGACCAAGTTTTAAATATATTGAACGCTGAAGGCGCACAAGCAAACTTGGGTTATTTGTCTGATTTTCACAGTACCGTTGATAGAGTCATGGCAAGCCTTAAGTTGTCTAAAGAAGCGGCAAAGAGCGCAACCTATGACCAACGTTTAGAGGCATTATTAGGTAGTGATGTATTTGGAATGATTAACATTCTTGGTATTGGTGCTAGAGGATTAGATACACCAGCAGAAAGAGACTTTCTTATTGAAGTTATGACTGGTACAAGAAAACTAACGCCTGACGCTTTAAAAGAAATGACACTTTACAGACGTAAATACTCACGTTTAGTTGTTGAGGAATATCATAAGCGTTTAGATAATGGTTATTATGCTGATGCAAATGCGGTACGAAAATTGCCGAGATATGATTGGGTTAAACCATTGCCGGCATACGAACCTATGAAGTTAGACGAAATAATAACACCTTCAGACAAAGATATTTTAGACCTTTACATAATAAGGACTTAATAATGGCAACTGCAACCGCACAACCTACTTTTGAAGAGTTACAACAAGGCATAATCAGGGCGCATAAAGCTGAAGACTTTGCGGCGGCACAACGCATGGCAGAGATACTTCAAGAATTGTATCCGGAGGGTAAGGTTGAGGTTACACCTCAAAATTTAGTTGATGAAGCACAATTTGCCTCAGAAGAGCTTGGCGATGTTGAAACAGCCGCAGAACAGATAACTAATACAACAAGACCTGTTAATTATATTGTCGCAACTGGTGAACCGGGTGAAGTAGTAACTGAAAATCCAAACGGTATTAGAAGTTATGTGAATCAAGAAGCTAGAATTGTTAGTGAAGACCCCGGCGTTATAGAAGCGGCATTAGCCTATTTTGAAGGGGCAAGTGATTTAAACCCTGTTGAATTACACAAACGTCAACAAGCAAAAGATAGTTTAACTACATCAGAAAAAATTCAAGGTATGACTGGCAATGTGTTACAAGGTGTTTTAGGCACAGGTAGTAGATTAGATGAAACACTTGGCGGTGTTACAGATGGTGTAAATTGGTTATATCAACAAGCTAACAGGTCTTTTCCATATACACAAGGTGTTTTTGAAAGTGGTGATACATCACCAAATAATAATTTATTACAAACTGGTGATGAAGCCAAAGCACGTTACAAAGAAGTAGATGCTCGATTTGACACAGCTTATCCGGGCGTATCTATGGGTGCTAATTTAACTGGTGCAATTGGTAGTGGTGTAGCACTTGGCACAACAAGACCAGCACAAAAATTGTATTCATGGATTAATGGATTACCAACTTGGCAAAAAATTGTTGGAACTATAGGCGCTGGAGGTGCAGGAGGTTTGCTTGAAGGTATTCTATACGGTAGTGGTTTAGATGAGTCTGATAATAATAAATCATCATATCAAAACGCTAAAGATATGGGTACGTTAGGAATATTTACTGGAGCTGGAGGCGCTGTATTACCAATACCATTTATAGCTGGATGGATAAGAATTAGACATGGATTAAAAGATAAATCTGTCGAACAGATTGGCGAAATTATGGATATTAGTCCGGAAGCTAGTAATGTAGTGCGTACTGTGCTTGACGATACTGGCTCTAGTTTAGAAGATATGACAGATAGAATAGCAAAAGCTGGTAAAGATGGAATGATAGCTGATGCAGATAAAGCTACAGAAGTTATTACAGATGCAGTAGCAACTGCTGGCGGCGGTTCAGCTTCTACTATTGCTAGAAATGTTGAAGAAAGAACAACTAGCGCGTTTAAAGATTTAAATACGTCTATGGATACAAACATAGCAAAATTGCCACCAATGAAAGACGCTCCTGAACTTAAACAAGACGTTGTTGAATTAGCTAAAGCATCAGCAGAAAAATCTAGACCAAAAAGACAAGCCGCTTATGACAAATCATACAATTTTAATGTAGATTATTTATCTGACGCTGGTACACAAATAACACAGTTGTTAGATGAAATAGACCCAGCAATGATGACACAAGTGTTAAGAAACATTAATGGCAGTATCAAAAAAGCTGGTGGTGACACTACACAACTTGCACTTAAAAAGAGTCTTAATATTGAAGGTAAAGAAGTCATTGAATTAGCTGAACTACCTACAATGAAACAACTTGATTTTATTAAAAGAGAATTAAGTAGTATTGCTTACGAATCACCGGGTGTTATGAAACCGGGTCAGTTAATTCCAGTAAGAGGTAAAAATGCAAATGATGCTCTAGACCTACGTTACAGATTATCAGAATTGCTAAAAGGCATGAACCCAGCTTATCGTGAAGCAGTTAAATTAGGTCAAGATAAAATAACACGAGAAAATGCGCTTGATGTTGGTAGCCGCATGTTAAGAACAGATGTAACGCCACAAGAAGTAGCGCGTTTAATGAAAGAAGCTGGTGAAGCTGAAAAAGAGATGGCAAGGTATGGTTTACGTTCTAATCTTGACCAAATGATTTCTAGGATTAAAGGTTCTCCAACAAGACAAATGGATTCTAAACAATTAGACGTTTTATTTAGAGAGTTGTCAAGTGATGACAATAGAACAATTCTTAAATCAGTATTAGGAACAAAAGAATACAAAAAATTAGTAAAAATGTTAGATAGAGCAGAGACAGCTATTCACTTTAAGGCAGTTGTAGCTGAAAACTCTAAGACTGGCATTAGATTGCAAACTAATCAAACTATTAATGAAGCCGCCGCACAACCTGTGCGTGACGCACTAGGGGAGGCTCAACCATTTGTAGCTACTAGAGAAATACTTAAAAAAATAAATCAAAGTAGATTGTTTACAGCAAAACGCAAAAATATGATTATGAAAGACTTAGCTAATGCTATGACAGGGCAAAAAGGCACAAAGGCTATTGCACAATTAAGAGAAGTTTATAACGCAGTTAAAGATGGAAACACAACATTAGCACAGATTGAATATTTAAGTAATTTTCTTGCAACTAGTTTAAATGCAATTCCAATGGCTACTACAATAGGAACTGGTAGAGAAGTACAAGAATTTATATCAGAGGATTAAGAATGAAACTGAAAAAAATGACAGATGATGAGGTTCAAGACATAGTTAAAGACGCTTTGAGTGAAGCAACATCTTTTATTGAAAGTGAAATATCTCAAGACCGAATTAAATCACAACGTTATTTTGAAGGTGAGGTAGATATAGGACAAGAAGAAGGACGCTCTAAAATTGTTGCTACTAAAGTACGTGATACTATCAGAGCAATTAAGCCAAGTTTAATGCGTGTGTTTTTATCATCAGAAAACCCTGTAGAATTTGTTCCTACTAGCCAAGAAGACGTAGTAAATGCAGAACAAGCTACGAAATACGCACATTGGAAATTTCAGCAACTAAACGGTTACAATCTTTTAAATGATGCTATACATGATGCATTAGTTAAGAAAACAGGTGTTTTAAAAATATGGTGGGAAGACACAACTGATGCGGAAATACGTTCTTACACTAATTTGACTGAGGAAGAACTATCAGCTATTGTTAATGAAGATAATGTAGAAGTTATTGAACATACTGCTGAATTAGGCATGATGACTGATGAAACAGGAATACAAACTGAACAAGAAAAACATTCATTAAAAGTTAGCTATCAAAAAAAACAAGGTGAGTTAAAAATAGAAGGTGTACCACCGGAAGAATTTCTTGTTGACAGAAATGCTAAAAGTGTAAGTGATGCGTACATAGTTGCCCACAAAACTGAAATGCGCGTTAGTGATTTAGTGTCAATGGGATACGATTTTGAAAGAATATCAGAATTATCCGGTTTAAGTTCAGATAGTACATACACAGACACCGAACAATTTGAACGTCAAGGTTATGAGCAAGAAGATGAAGACATAACAGATGTGTCAATGAAGCAAGTGCAAGTAACTGAAGCTTACATGAAAATTGATAAAGAAGGTACAGGTGTAGCAATAATGTACAGAGTTTTACTTGCTGGTGGTGAAAGTGAAGTATTAGAATGTGAGCCATATGGTGAAGTGCCATTTGCAGTATTTGAAATTGACCCTGAGCCGCACACATTTTTTGGCAGAAGTGTTGCAGATTTAATTATGAATGACCAAGACTCTTCTACTGCTATGCTTAGAGGAATGATGGACAACGTAGCATTAACAAACTCACCAAGACAAGGTTATGTGCAAGGACAAGTAAATGTTGACGATTTAATGAACAATGAGATAGGTGGTCTAGTAAGAATGAAGTCACCACAAGCGCTTGTAGATATTGCAACTCCTTTTGTCGCAGGTCAGGTATTAACTGCGATGCAATACATGGACGATGCGGTAGAAGCTAAATCCGGTGTAAGCCGAGCGTCTATGGGTCTTGACCCTGATGCCTTACAAAATACCTCAGCTACTGCGGCTCGCCTGCAAGCACAACAAGGTTCTGCTCAGATAGAAGTTATGGCTCGAAATATTGCCGAGGGCGGCATGAAACGATTATTTAAGCTCATGCTAGAGCTATTAGTAGAAAATAGCTGTGAAGAGACTATGATGCGTTTACATGGACAATTTTTACCTATTGACCCTAGAGTTTGGAATACTGGTATGGATATGACTGTAAATGTTGGTGTTGGCACAGGTCAAGAAGGTGAAAGACAAGCCGCACTTAACCAAGCATTACAAATGCAAATGCAAATATGGACTCAATATGGCAATGGCAATGGTTTAGTCACAATGACAGGCATACGCAACACTCTTGGTGATATGTTGGCTCTACAAGGTGTTAGAAATGTTGATAGGTATTTCCAGCCTATTAATCCTGAAATTGAACAACAGTTAATACAAGAACAACAACAAATGGCGTCTGAAAATCCTGAACTTACGGAAGCAGATGCATTAGTACAAGCAGAACAATACAAAGCTGATAAGAAAGCTGAAATGGATATGATGAAAATGCAAATAGAGGCGCAAAAAGCGCTTGCTGTAGATGACAGAGAACGCGATGAATTAGACCAAGAACTAATTATTAAAGCGGCTGAAATTTTAGGTAAATATGGCACATCAGTAGACACAGCAAAAATTAAAGATGCTCAACAAAAAGCTAGATACCCTGATGAATCACCAGCACAAGCTGTATCAGGAGGTAGATTCTAGTGGCTTCTACACTTTCAATTGTTGAAAAATCTGCTAGAATGAAGACATTACAGGCTGACGATATGTTTCAGTTAGCCTTAAAAGAAATTACAGACCAGCAAATAGCTGTGTTTGTAAACGCTGATTCGACAACGGATGAGCGAGAGGAGGCA